ACAGCATCCAGTTAAGTAAGTTATTCTATGAACGTTTTATCCAGAATAAGGAAATCTCGTTATTTTCCCCTCATGATGTTCCTGGTTTGTATGAGAGTTTTGGGACCGATAAGTTTGATGACTTATATTGCCGTTACGAGTCAAACGAATCCATCCCCAAGACCAGTATTGGAGCACAGGAATTAATATTAGATCTACTTAAAGAGAGAGCAGAGACTGGTCGTTTATATATTATGAATATTGACCATTGCAATAGTCATAGTTCGTTTAAAGATCAAATCTTTATGAGTAATCTATGTCAGGAAATTACACTCCCAACATATCCTATTACACATATTGATGATCATCTAGGAGAGATTGCTCTCTGTATTTTGAGTGCAGTTAATGTTGGTAAGATAAGAAATGATGAGGAGTTGGAAGAATTATGTGATCTAGCAGTTCGTTCATTAGAAGAATTGATTGATTATCAAGATTATCCTGTGAAAGCAGCAGAGATGGCTACAAAAGCACGTAGGTCACTTGGTATAGGATTCATTGGTCTTGCACATTATCTTGCTAAACTTGGGTATAATTATGATTCACAAGAGGCATGGGATGCGGTTCATGGATTGACAGAAGCATTTCAGTATTATCTGTTGAAGACATCTAATAAACTTGCTGAAGAGAAAGGTCACTGTGAAAACTTTGGCCGCACCAAATATGCAGATGGAATTCTTCCTATTGATACATACAAGAAAGACGTAGACGAAATCTGTAAGGAGAAACTGCAACATGATTGGGAGTCTCTTAGAAAGTCTATCACCACCCACGGTCTTAGGCACTCAACACTGTCGGCACAAATGCCTTCGGAGAGCAGTTCCGTTGTGTCAAACGCTACCAATGGAATCGAACCTCCTAGAGACTACTTGTCCGTTAAGAAATCAAAGAAAGGGCCTCTTAAACAAGTTGTTCCATCTTATGGCTCTTTAAAAAATAACTATACTCTTTTATGGGATATGAAATCCAATAAAGGATATGTTAATATAGTTGCAGTAATGCAAAAGTTCTTTGACCAAGCGATCAGTGGAAATTGGTCTTATAATCCAGAAAACTATCCCGACAACGAGGTTCCCGTATCAATAATGGCACAAGATTTATTAACAACTTACAAATATGGATGGAAAACATCTTACTATCAGAATACAAATGATATGAAGAGTGATGAAGAATCTATAATACATGATAATGTAGATGAAGTAGGTGTTCAAGGTGGTGCTAAATTGGGATCACTACTAGATGAATTAAGTAATGTTGATGAAACGGAGTGTGAAAGCTGTGCCATCTAATATGAATGGAATGACTGTCTTCAATACTGAAGATGTAGATACCAAGAAGCAACCTATGTTTCTTGGTCAACCTCTTGGTGTTCAAAGGTATGATAATTTTAAATATCCTCAGTTTGAGAACTTAACCAAACAACAGTTAGGATATTTTTGGAGACCAGAAGAAGTTTCATTGCAGAAAGATCGTGGAGATTATCAAACGCTTCGCCCAGAACAAAAGCATATCTATACGAGCAACCTTAAATACCAGATCATGCTTGATTCGGTACAAGGTCGTGCTCCTGGTATGGCTTTCCTTCCATACTGTTCACTACCTGAACTTGAAGCATGTATGGAAGTTTGGTCATTTATGGAAATGATTCATAGTCGTTCTTACACTTATATCATTAAGAATGTTTATGCAGATCCATCTGATGTTTTTGATACTATCATTAAGGATGATAGAATATTAGAACGTGCTGCAAGTGTTACGGGTTCTTATGATGACTTTATTAACTATGCACAGGAATGGGCAAGTGGTAATCTATGGAAAAAGGATTCCAAAGGATCTCCATCTGCAGAATGGACTATCAAAGATTTAAAAAGACATCTCTATAGGGCAGTTGCTAATGTTAACATCTTGGAAGGTATACGTTTTTATGTTAGTTTTGCTTGCAGTTTTGCATTTGGTGAACTTAAACTTATGGAAGGGTCAGCTAAGATTATATCCCTCATTGCACGAGATGAAAATCAACACCTCGCCATTACCCAAAACATATTAAACTATTGGAGAAAGGGTGATGATCCTGACATGGTTCAAATAATGAAAGAAGAACAAGAATGGACTTATAAGATGTTTGATAAGTGTGTGAATGAGGAGAAGAAGTGGGCAGAGTATTTGTTTAAGGATGGTAGTATGATTGGTTTAAATGATAAGTTACTCTATCAGTATGTTGAATGGATTGCTAATAAGAGATTGAAGGGTATTGGATTGAAACCAGTGTATGATATACCTGCTAAGAACAATCCATTACCGTGGACTACTCATTGGATTAGTTCTAAGGGTCTTCAAGTAGCACCACAAGAGACAGAAGTTGAGTCTTATGTTGTAGGTGGAATCAAACAAGATGTGAAAAAAGACACATTCAGTGGTTTTAAATTGTAATTTATGCTTAAATAGTTGTATAATAATTTGGTGTAGAGCATGACAGCAACTACTTGCCCTTTAACCTGTGCTTGGCCTAACAACTTATACAGAACTTACATGAACGGAAGACTTAAAAAAACTGATATGGAATCTCGTCTTCTGAATATAAAGAAGGGGATAGATAATCATACTTGGTATCCTATGTGGACACCTAAAGAGAGATGGGCTGCTCAACAAGCATTAAATAATGCCTTAGATGTACTGGATGAGTTCGATTACTAAATAGGAGTTGCGAATGAAGACTATGAAATGGTTGAAGTTGGAGTTTATGAAAACCCCTGGTTATATGAGGGTAAACCTTTCACTACTGACGATATTGATGATAAGTTCGGTTTCGTCTACTGTATTACAAATAACCAGAATGGGAGAGAATATATCGGTAGAAAATATTTCTGGCAGTTTAGAACTCCTAGAGGTAAAAAAAGAAAAGTAAAATCTGAATCTGATTGGAAAAAGTATTATGGGTCTTGTCCTGAACTTAAAGAAGAAATTGGAAAAGTTGGGAGAGAAAATTTTAGTCGAACTATCTTATCTCTACATCATACAAAAGGCAAAACAAACTTCGAAGAAACCAGACAACTCTTTGTTAAGGGAGTACTCACCGAGTCACTTAACGACGGAACACCGAAGTACTACAATAGTAACATCCTCTCCCGCTACTTCCGAAAAGACTATTATGAAACTTGATAAGATTGATGAGATAGTTGATTATGTTAGAGATTGGTCTGTAGATAAGATTGCAGAAGCAGAACTAGTTGGTGATAAGATGGCTCTCTATGCTGAATTTGAAGAGTGGATTGAGTTGGATGATGAGGATTCTATAGATATTATGTCATCAGGAAGCAAGATAGTTGACAAACCATCTGAGGAGTGATATAGTATATTTGTTGAGGCGACGGTCTTAACAGGGAGTGACTGAATAAACTTTCTGGCATATAGCTGGTTAAGGTGATGGGACACAGGTGGTGCTGCTACTTCGGAAGAGGTAGAATCGACTTACCAGTCGGGTCTCAGACAGAGATGTAAAATTTACTACTGTAGTAATGCCCGTCTCTTGTTGGTAATACAGAAACCCAACCTCCCACCCTTTTTTGCGGGTGTAGTTTAGTGGTAAAATCAGAGGTTTCCAACCTCCAGTTGAGTGTTCGATTCACTCCATCCGCTTCCCAAACTTTAATTGTATAGTGATATAATATGATAAAAAGACCTTGGGGGAGTTATCAGACTTTAATAGACGAACCCAATTATAAAGTTAAAAGAATTTATGTAAAACCAGATAGTCAATTTTCCTTACAGTATCATAATCATCGTGAGGAACATTGGATAATGGTAGAAGGAACAGGTATCATTACTCAAGGAGATATAGCCAGACCAATTGAGTCAGGTGAGTATGCTTACATACCTAAGAAAGAAATACATAGATTGCATGGAGGAGAAAAAGGAGTTGTTTTCATTGAGATACAGAGAGGTGTATGTGATGAAGATGACATCGTAAGATTAGAAGATGATTATGGTCGTATTTCAAAAGAACAATGATTACAGTAAGATGTAAAGAATGTGGTAAAGAGATAACTAGTGTATCAGGCCGAACAAAAGCATGTGGATGCTCTAACATGACCACAGTTACGGGGGATGTAGTATCCGCTATTGACCTAACTAGAACTATAGTGGTAAGATCTAATCAAGAGCAGCAAAAAACTGCACTGACTAGTCAAGATCTTGCTTATCAGGAGAAAAGAAGACAACGTAAAGTAAGGAAACTAAACTTTGAAACCAGATGACAGAAGAAGCAATCACTAAGATTTGCTATACTAAAGCAG